ATCTGTTTCTGTGCTTTTCTTATATTCCACTTGATAATAATCTACAAAGCTATCAGGACTTGCACCTATTTGAATATCTAGTGCTACAATAACAGTACCATCATTATATTGAATAAGCTGGTCAGATAAAGTTACAGAAGCGGGTGGTTGAACATTAAAGGGATTGGGTAAAGTGGTGTCAGGTATGGTTGGTGCTTCTGACTTGGTACTCCAAGCATAAAAATTGTCTTGGTGTTCAAATAATTGCACATCAACTGTTAAATCTTCATTAATGGTTAATCCTTGCACTACAAAAGGTTTAGCATTAAATCCACCACTCGGATAAGTGATAGCCACAATTTCTCCAATAGATAAATCTAAAAATTCAGAAGTTAATCGTAATTGTATTTGTAATTGATTTCTTGATCTTCTTAAAATAACCTCACACAAAGCTTCTGCTTGATAAGGACTAGTAATATTATTAAATTCAAAGTTACCTTCTAATAAAGTGTCATTATCCTCAGCTAACATTGTTGCGTGTCTATCAGCTACTGGTAAAGCTGAATCATCTGCTGGTGGATAGTTAATAGTATCTGCTTGGTAATTCTTTTCAGGATTAATAAATGTTCCTATAACTCTATTGTATTTGTTCCCTTTTCGTTCTCCTAATACTTTTGCACCACCTATTACATTATCAGAAGTAATCGTTTTAACTGCTGATCCTGTTCCTTCAATTTGAAGTTTATAAACCCCTAGAGTGTAAGTAAAAAAAGACCTCATAGGGTTTAAGAGTTTCTTTACATTCTCAATAACTTTCTGTGATGTATCTACAACTGCATTGGTATCAAATAAATTAATATCACTAGCACCTGAGTATGGGGTAACTTGTGTTTCGCAAGTATTCGCTGAAGTTTTAAAAGAAGCAAAGTCCGATTCAAAAGCAGAGTCAGGTAATCCTTTTCCATATCTACCATTTCTTAAATAATCTAATAAACATAAAGCTGGGTTAGAAGAAAATCCCGTTGTGTCTGTTCTTGGGTCATATACTTTCTTTCCTTGTACTGTTACTTTAATGGTTGGGATATTTCCAAACACATCTTGATTCCATTTTAATCGTAAAGCAACATAAGCCACCCCTGATAGTTTGTGTGCAGAAGTCCAGTTGGTCAAAGTAGATAAAACACTTGAAGCTACTTGGTCATCTTTACCCATAAATGCTTGAATTTGAATATGTGATGAACCTTTGTAAAAATTAGCATCTGAAGAATCAACTTCTCTAACTGTGCCATGAGTTAATGCACCATCAAAAGTAACTTCTTTGTCATCTACAGTAATAGAAGTAATTGCGTTTATTTCTCCCTCACAAAGTACACCAGCAATATAAAGATAGTTATTATCTGTTCCGCTAGACTCCATTAGAACTCTAGTGATACCTATTTGCCTTGTTCCATATACAACGGGGATTTGTGCGTTGTTAGATGATTTGTTTATTAAGACACCCTTTTCTTCTTCAGGAGTATCAAACTCAGGTATCTCAGGCATAGGAATAAGCCAAGAGATAAACCCTTCAACTAAACCTACAATCGCATCTACTACACCACCCATTATGCGTGAAACTCCCTTTTAAACTTTTTGCCAACTCTATAAATATCAGAGTCAGTTCTTAACCAATTAATAGATTCTCCTACATTAAGAATATCTTTAAAGTTATTATAAACCCAACGCATCATAGAAAAAGTATTTTTAATTGATACTATTTCTATTAACCAAATGTTGTTTCCTGATTTCCATTCATTAGGTTTAATCTTGCCTGAAGCCTTAAATCTTTTTTCTGTTATGTCATGTATGTAAGCCCAATTAACAAAGCCAACTAATTGATCTCCATCATAAAACTTTTTACATTGTCTTAAATTAAAAGAAGGCATTAAATATAATCTTAAATCAGCATCTTCCATAGAGTCATACTTTTTAAAGTTTCTAAATAAATCTACTACATCTTGCATTATGCTCTACCCCATTTAATATCTTGTGTTGTTTGTGAAGCAAATTCAAATCCTTGATCGTTGACAAAATGTAGTTGTTGTGAGTTCGTGTTAGTCTTTCTACCTTCTACTTTTTCAAAGTCTGACCAATGAGAAGTAACCACAATATCTACATCAGAACTATCTAAAGTTTCATTGATACCAAAGCTTTCTACTCTACCTTTAAATAATAAAAATGGGTCAGCAATAACAGCTTGGTTCGCATCTAAGAAACCTTTATAAACTTCTACTTCTCTTTCTAAATATTGATTGTTTAAAAATAAAGATATGATGGTTTGATCTGCACCAGTAAATTTTAAAGTTAAATTACTTACTGTTATCTCTGAAGATTCAGAAGTTGAAGTAACTCCTAATAATAAAGAGGAAGCTGTGTAAGTGTTAGAATCAAAAGTTATGTCTTTGTAATGATCGGTAAATCTATAACCTGAACCAACATTTAGATAAAGTAAAGTAACTGGATTTAGTTTGTCTGTAGCTAGTTCATTATTAACTGCACTTGTTAATCCTCTAGCCATTATAAACTCTCTGCTACATCAATTTCGTAACTGTAATAACCTTGAATACCTAAGTTATATTCTTGAACATCATTTACTAAGGTAACAGTAAAATCAACATTGTCATAAATTAAATCTGTATCATCTGTAACAGCAGTTCTTAAAGGTGGTTCAAATGTTAGCGTACCTTCTCCTGATCCGTCTGCGTTTAAATCTTCTACTGCCATATAAACTTTGTTCTGTCCTGTAAATCTAAAGTAATCTCCAGCTTTCAATATTCCGTTAGTAGAATTAGTCATGCCATCTATTGTGCAAGTAGTTGCTCCAGCAGATACAGAAGCATTGGTTGAGATAGTAGTAGAAGCCACACCTTGTGCATTAGAATCAATAGGTGGGATAACTGTAAAATTATTAAGCTGTGATCTTTGTTTCATTATAAATGCTCTGATAGGTGCAAATTCTGCCCTAGTCATAGCTGGGAATTGTAAAGTAATTGCAAATCTTTGTCCGTCAATCTGTCTAGCTTGTTTTCTTCCTGAAGTAGTTACACTAACAATCGTTTGTTGCAACGATCTAATGTTTGCTGACTTTGCTGGGGGTGTTGTAGGAAATTGTCCGCTCATATTATACTAATGCTGGTTTGCCCTTTTGGTTTAAAGCTGTGTTAATTATATTTGTTATTGTTGCTCTATTGTCAATCAATAACTCCTGAACTCCCTTAACATCTGTTGCCTGTACTGTAAAATTAATATTGGTTGCACCCATTCCGTTTAAGTTTTCATTAGATACAATCTGTCCATCAGTAGAAGGAATAAACAATTCTCTACCTCGTTCTCCTACCATATAAGCATTACCATTTTGTGTTTGACCACCATTGGCTCTAGTTCCATTAACTCTACCACCTTCTGCAAATCCAAAACCACCACCACCACCTAATGCAGTTATAATTAATTGAAGAACAGCTTGTTTTTTTAATTCTGAAGTTTGTTTTTTTAAAACATCTAATTTCTTTTTTTCTAAATCAACTTGTTTAGGTATTTCAATACCAAATAATTTTTCAATAGCATAAATTAATAATTTAGTTGCATAGTATTGAATTAAAGATGCAAGAGCATTAACAATGGATTGCTGGACAAATTGTCTAAAAGTATCTCCTAGAGATTTGCCCAATATAATAGATTCTGCAATTCCTTTAGATAAAGCACCTATTCCATCAATAGCAGTCTTTGCAAGTATTTGATTTATATTTTGAAAAGTAGATTGCATTTTGTCTAATGATGCTTGTGCTTGAATTAATACTTGTCCACCAAAAGATGCTTCAAATGCTTTTTTATATTCTTGTATTGCTTTAGCTAATTCATCAACTTGATTTTTTACAACTGTTATTGCTGTAGTTTCAGGTGCTATTCCTAATAATTCTTTTAATTCTTGATATTTATCAATAATTAATTGTATTCCTTCTTGTAATTTAACAAAAGTTTTTTCTACAATATTTTTAATACTATCTCTTAAAACTAAAAAGGCGTCTTTTATTTTTAATATAATTCCTTCAAAAGGTTTTAGTGCTATTTTAATTAATGCAACTATAATATCTTTAATTTCTTTAGATAATTTAATCCAAAATTCAATATTTTTAGTTAATAAATCTACTCCGATTGATAATGATTTGCTTATAATTCCGCTAATAAATCCTAATGCTTTACCCAAAGGATTTAATGCTACTAATAACTTACTTAAAGAATCAAATAATGTAGCAACTCCTTTTCCTAATCCCCCAACACCTATAATGTCTTGAAGATTTCTAAATGCAATTCCTAAATTTGATGATTGAGTTGACAAATTGTCTAATTTTTGTGCAGTATTTCCAGCAAAAGTTTTTCCAAATGATTTTTCTAAAGCATCTAGTAATTTTTTAGCACCTTCTGTTGATTGACCAAATTTAGCTATTTCTAAACGACCCAAACCCAATTCTTCTTTTAATAATTTAAATACTGGAACACCTCTATCTGCTATTTGGTTTAATTCCTCTAGTCCTAAACCACCTTGAATACCTCGTGAAAAAACTCTTGTTAATGCTTCTAATGTTCCTAATTGATCTGTAGTAACAGAAGCAGTATCAGTAAAAACTCTTAATAATTTTTCTGTTGGTTGAATGCCTGAAGCCTTTAATGTAATAAATGAAGTTGTTAAATCTTCAACACTAAATTGCGACCTTAAAGCAAAGTCTTGTATAAATGCAAAAGCTTCAGCACCATTTTTAGCCGATCCTGTTACAGCAGATAAAGAGTCTCTTAAATCTTCAAATCTTGAAGTTACATCAATAACACTTTTAAGAGCAACTCCAGCACCAATACCAACTAATATTCCTTTTAAACCAAATAATGCTTTTTTAACTTTATCAGTA